GTCTGACCCGAAACAACAGGGAAAATGATTTCAGTCTTGTAAAAGACCATCATTTGTTCGTTAGACCATTGATCTACCAAATCATTGAGCATATCAAAAGCATCTTGCGCNGCATCTGGCGTTGGGGTTTCGCCCGACTCCAATGCACCAATGTCTTTCAATGCTCTGCTGATAATGTCAATTGGCGTTGTCATGTTAAATTTCCAATGTAAACACAGGCGGTTTCCAAGGAGACGCAACAGAATTCGACTTTGTTAAAAGCGCCAATTGTTCTTCTAGGCGTGATTCTATTACATTCCGGCCATCTCTCATAGCCCCGTTTTTTATCCATTCAATGACCATTTCCTCTGTCACATCCTCAAACGGCGTATTGCAAGTGAACTTATCAAAATGCCAGTTTCCTTCTGTTTCCACAATATTCACTTCGTCTGTCGCTTTTACAAAATATTTAGCCTCTGTAATTACGCTTTTTTCAGCAGCAATATTTAAAATTTTCCAAACTATTATCATAATTTTTTATTTGTTTGTTTTAATAATTGCTGTTGATGTTTTTCGATCAATTGTCATCAAACCAGAGCAAACAATATTGTAATCAATGCCATTCACATCTTTTTCACTTTGAACAGGTACGGCTATGTCAAGATTTTTAAACAAAAATTCTTTTCCATCTTCAAATACACGCCAAACATGGTCAATAGTTCCTCTACCTTCTTGTCCGCGTGATTTGTTAAATCTAATTTGATACGTCTTCATACAATTTCAGCAGGAGGCATAGCACAAGCCTGTTGATTTTGAATTACAGACAAATTAAAGTGAACAAATTTTATTGGCTGATCTGCTGCATGACGGGTAAACGAATGGGCTAACCATGAATTTGTAAAAATCATCATGCCAGGCGTTGGCGTGAAATTAATCATTCGACTAGCTGCGGTAGCTAAACTCATATCTTGTTCTGGCAAGTCTATTTGTACTTTACCAGAGCGAGGGTCATGAAACACTACGTTTGAGCCGCCTTTTGGGGTTTCCAAAAAGTAAAATCCCACAATCTGTGAGCCGTAGCCATGAACGTGCTGGTCCATTGCCGAATGCTTATGGTGCTCTTGTGTCCACATTTCAGAAAATTGCACCGATTTATCGTGCATGGCATAGCCTTGGTCATTAAGAATATTCCAAGCCGTAGCACCTACAAAATTAGAAAACTCTGCTAAACGCAAATCAGCAAAATAATTTCCTGTCATGTACACAGGATAAATTTCATTTAAACCATGGTCTTTACGCGAAACTTCCAAAGCTTCTTCAGAAACAGCGCTTACAGTATTTAAAAAATCCGGTCGATCAATCAAATAAATTGGGGATGGAAAATGAAAAGCAACTTGTAATTGCGTTTGCAGTACAACTTCAGCAACCGCTTCGGCGGCTTTACAAACTTTTAACTTTTTTGTGGCAGTTTTTGCCATAACTTCTCCGATTAAGGTGTTACTTCTACCCAAGTAGCAGAAGCAAAGTCCAGTTTATACGTTTTCCCGTCCATTGGATACGCTGGGCGATTGACCCATGTCAAAGTTGTACCTTGCCAAAAGAAATTGCCTTCAGTCGGGCATGGTGTTGGTGACTGGTAAGTACAAGTGGCTTCGTCAAAAGTCCAAGCAGCGAAGTTGTCGCGGTTAGGCAGTGCCGCCCATGCGTCTTTAGCTTCTTGTTGTTTGTTAGCAACTTCTTCTGTAGTCATATCACGGATTGACCATACATCAGTCCATACACCATCAATCTTTTCGTAAACAGGTTCTTCTGTATTCAATATTTGATAAATTGTAAGGATAGGCGGTTCAATACGACTAAATGGTTCCCAACATTGCGGAATTGATTCAAAAGCCTGTATAAGATTATTTTCAAATGCAGGATGATTTTTAGCAATCCCATTTTCAATTTCAATATATAAATTCATGGAGAGCCTACACAAGTTGATGGGAATGACCTAGTACTTCCCGGCCAAACAATTCGCACTGCGCCGCCACCATTTGTAGCAGGGAAAGTAGAGCCTAATTTATTTCCTGCTCCAGCACCACCGCCATATATACCGCCAGCGCCCCCTGTTCCACAATACAAACAGCAAGCTAATGCGGTTCCAGTACCATCCCCACCAGCGCCGCCAGAACTACCACCGCCACCACCACGTCCTTGCCCATATCCTGCATTGCAGTATGTAACTCCTCTAGCGCCGCTAGAGCCTTGACCAAATAAACCTACACCACCACCAGCACCTGAAGCCGTTCCTGAATAAGATTGGCCTCCACCACCGCCGCCGCCGCCACATCCGGCTGTGGAATTAGTGCCGCAAGAATTACCGCCATTTCCACCATTACCAGAATACCCACCAGCGCCACCACCGCCAGAACTAGCGCCATAGCTTCCAGTACGCGAACCACCGCAACCACCACCAGTACCAACGCGAGTTGAATTGTTATATGAGCGAACAGTAGTATTATTTACAAAGTAAGCTTCAGTGTTATTTGTATTGTTTATAAATACGGTATAACTATTTCCGGGTGTTACTGTAATTGCATTTTTATAGGATAGTGCGCCACCTTGACCAAAACCAGATGATGAACCTGTTCCTGTACCACCACTAACAACAACTGCTGATACTGAAGTAACGCCAGCAGGAGCAACCCAAGAATATGTACCAGCAGTCACATAAGATTGTGACCCCGGAGCCGTTCCAAAACTTCTTTGATTTTGAAATACAGCTTGTAATGCACCACTCATGTTAAGCCACTCCCAGAAATAAGCCAAGTTGTAGAAGTCATTTTAATTGCAGTTGCAGACCCATACTGAGCCAAACTTCGCGTTCCAGTAGTACCAGAAGAACTCAAATACATAGTGTCCGTAGTAATTGCAATTGAAACTACTTGCGAAGTCATATTTATAAATGTAATTGCTGTTCCAACTGCGTAAGCAACGGAACCATTTGCAGGAATCGTATATGTTCTTGCGTTTGCATCTGTTGATGGATGAAAAATGTGTTTTCCAGCATCAGCAAGAACTAATGTGTACGCTGCTGATTGACTGTTTTGCGGAATATTTATGTATCCAATATTATTTGTTCCATCAACAGTGCAATTGCTCAATGTACCGCTAGTTGGAGTTCCTAAAATTGGAGTTACTAAGGTAGGACTTGTTGCTAATGCGTTAGCGCCTGAGCCTGTAGAAGTTGTAACACCTGTTCCACCAGCTACAACAGCAAGAGTTGCAAAAGAAAGTATTCCACTAGCATTAGTTGTTAGAGCTTGACCCGTTGTTCCATCAGCAGATGGAAGCGTAAAGTTATTTGTCGTGGAAATGTTAGGGCCAACTAAATTTGTAGCCCCACCCAAAGTAGCTTGAAATGTAAGTTGACCCATGATTTACCTTTTAAGGAGCAATGATTAGCTGGTTTGCTGTAAGCGCACCCGTTGACGGATTGTATTTTAGCTTTGTTGAACTGGCGTAGGTTGTTGTCAAATTACCGCTAGTAACAGAAGCAAACAAAGGATAGCGAACAGCATTTGTTGTAGTGTCATCAGTAACAGTTGCATAGGCCGTAGCAGTTGCCCATGTAGGAGCACCTGCACCATTGGACGTTAGCACTTGTCCAGATGTTCCAGCAGCGGTAAACGCAAACGCTGTTCCTGTGCCGTAGCTTGCGCCGCCAGCCGTAGCCGTAGCCGTGCTGTTTGTACCGCCGTTAGCAATTGCAACCGTTCCAAAAATGTTAGCGGCCTGGCTATACAAATTTGTCTGATTAATGTAAACCTGACCATTTGGCGTATTTGCGTAAGAAACAACACCAATTTTTACTGGATACCCTGTTGGCGGTATCGTATTCATTATTTGACCAGCAGAATAAGGGCTGAGATACAAAATATCGCCAACCGCATAAGTTCCTGTGCTTAGACTGCCAACAACGCCAGCCGTTGTAACGTAGCCAACTGTTCCCGTTGGAATAGCTTGATTTGCCATTCCCATGACAATTGAAGTTGCTATTGTGTCGGCTTTTGCCAATGCTACGTTAGGGTAAATTTGCCCACTTGCTGTATTAGTTACATAAACAGCAGCACCAGCAGCAATAGTTGAACCCGTGCTATTTAATACGCGAAGCTGGATTTCCTGACCAATGTGGATAGTGTTATTTGTAACAACGTTGTTAAACGCTAACGAATCTTGCGTAGAGTCATACCACAAACGGCCAGACGTATACGTTGGGGCTGTTGTAGATGTAAATGTCAAATACGGAGCCGAATTGTTAATCATTGCGCCGCTAAGCGTAAGACCAGAAACAATAGAAGCCGTTCCACCCAAAGAAATTGAAGTGCTGCCAATCGTAACGCTTGAATTGCTCAATGCTCCATTAGGGATTGATGTAAAGTTTGTACCCGTTAATGTGGGTGTAGTTGTGTAACTTGGTGATGTGCCACCAATCAAAACACCCGTACCAGAGCCTAAAAACGTTGTTGTTCCTGAACTTGATTGGTAAGGAATAGAACCAGCAGCGCCACCGGCAAGATTTGTTGCAGTGGTTGCGCTAGTTGCAGTTGTAGCCGTAGTTGCGGTTGTTGCTGTAGCTGCGTTCCCACCAATGCTTAAAGATGTTGCTGTCCCCGTTAAACCCGTTGCAGGGCCGCTAAACTGCGTGGAAGCCGTGATAGTAGTGCCACCGACAGTAGAGCCGCTAACGGGCGTTCCTGAGATGCTACCGCCGCTAATAGAGACGTTGTTAGCACTCTGCGTTGACATTGTGCCAAGTCCGCTAACTTGCGTATTTGCAATGGCAATGTCTTGAGCCGTCAAAGATGTTAGCTGTCCTTGCGCGTTAACAGCAGCCGTTAGCGATTTACTTGCAGAGCCAAATGTTCCAGCCGTAACCGCTGTATTTGTGATGCTGAACTGAAAACCAGACAGCGTTAGACCAGTGCCAGCCGTGTAAGTTGCATTGTTTGAAAACTGTACAAACGTGATGGGTGTAACGCCTAACGTGCCACCCGTTGAGTTAGTGTTAA